ACCTTGCATGTTCTGCTTTTCAGAATTACCTTCAGAATTGGGTTTATCTTCTTCTTTATTTAAACCCTCTTCATTTGAAGTACCTTCTGAATTTTGTGAATTATCTTCACTATTCATATCACCTTCTTCATTTTCTTCAGAACCAGCTTCTTTTATTTCAGATACAACGCCATTTGTAATTATAATTTGACGACCATCTTCAAGGTCATACGTACCATCAGGAAGAGAATCACCTAAAGAACCATCATCATTTACATAATACGCAGGTTCTTCAACTTCAGTCCAAGATATGGTTTGACCATCTTCACCAGCAATTTTAGCTGTTTCAAATTTATTTTCATCAGAACCACCTTCACCTGAAGTATCTTCTTCTTCAAATTCAGAAAGAACTTGTTTAAACTTATTTAAAAGCTCATTAAATTTTGACATAATTGATTTATTTTGATTAAAATTATTTTTATTTGCTTCTATTAACTCTTTATTTAATAACACTTCAACTGAAAAACCATTTAAGTTTATCTCACCATTTTTAATCTGCTCAAATAACTCATCTGATTCTATCTTATATCTTACAATCCAACTACCTAATTCAACATCTTCAATACCCATTGCTTTAACAGCGTCTAATTGCTGCTGAGTTTGGATAATATAAGATTCATTGAGGTATGCATTAATTGTTATATTAGGATCATGTTGAAGATTAACATTTGAAGTATTTTTTTGCTTATGAAATTTATTTCTAATCTTTTCGATTGTATCTTTTCTAAAAACTCCATAATAATATGAACCACTCTGTTCATCTTTTCTAAGAATTGGAATGTCAGGTCTCAATGCAGCACCTAATAACTCCTTCTTATATTGACCATTTTCATCCTTTAAAAAGATATATTGTGGTTTATCAACTACTTTTTCTGAATTAAAAGTAAGAAATTCTGACTCAACTGCTGGCTCATCAACAAGTGAAATACCTAACATGCCAGTAGAAGTCCCATTCTCATCTATTTTAAATTCAAAAACCGGATAATCATTTTCCATATTAATTTATTTTTTTACTTTAAATAATAACGATTATTTTTTGATTAAGTGCTTTTTATATGCTACTTCTATTTTCAGTAAATTTAAGTCTTCTACCTACATTTTCACCTTCAGTCCAAGATGCCATAATAGGTTGATTTGCCATTGCCTGAGCAAGTCTGTCATAATTTATAATGTCACCTTCAGTTTGCTCAATTTGAGGTGTTGTTTGCGATACCATACCACCTTGTTGAAACTTCATTGCATTTATTGCCTCAAGAATTGGATAATACTTTGAAGTAGAATCCCTATTTACAATATATTCACCACCTTCTGCTTCAATAGGAATACCACCCTGACTGTGTGATTTACCATCAAGATAACCACCCTCTGCATATCTTCTTCTACCATCACCACCAGCATCAATTGCTTCTGGTGATTCAGGTTTAGGTGGCATTTTAGTAGATGGAAGTGGTTGTGCTAAAATTGAAGCTACACCAGCAGCTCCCATCACACCAATAGCAATTGAAAGTGGAATGTTTGGCAATGCTTGAATAACAGCAAGAGTTGTTTGAATGGTTGCATCAATAGCTGCCTGTGCTTTTCTATATGCAGCCATTTCTTTTTCAGCTTCCAATGATTTCTTTTCTCTTTTCCATTCCAAGAGTGCTAATTTATGTTCTCTTTCTGCTTGTTGCTGGTCTAATACTGCTTGCTGGTCTGCTCTTGATTGTTCAGCTTCTCTTACACCAGCTAATTGCTCTTTAATTTGGTCATATCTCTCACCTTCAGCATCTCTAAGTAACTCAACAAGTTCTTCCTCTTTCTTTTTATTCTCTTCTTTTTGCTCTTGCAGTTCAGCTTCTCTCTCTTCCTGATAATCATAAAATTCTTCAAGTTCTGTTCTTGCATCAATAATTTGATCTTCTATTTGTTGAATTTGCCTTTGATTTAAAGCAGCACTTAATTCACCTATATTACCAATAGCATCTGCACCAACTTTAGCAAATTCCAACACATCTTCAATAAATTTAACTGTAGAATCCCTATTATCTTCTGCCTGATCACCTGATTTTTTCTGTTCAGCTATTATTTCAGCAATAATTTCTTTTTCATCCTCTCTTAAATCATTTTTATCTTTTTGAATTTCAGCATTATCTCTTTCAATTTGAGCATTATCTTTTTGAAGATTAATTATATCACCTTCTAATTTTTGTTTTTCCTCAGTTAATTCTGCTGCTCTTTTTTGACCTTCCAGAGAATCATCTTGAGCATCAATTCTTTTCTGAATTTCTTCTTGCTCATCTCTTAATCCATCAATTCTATCTTGATTATTATTTTTAGTAAGTTCAAGCCTTTCTTCTTCAAGTTTTAATTCTTCTCTTTGACGTTGAAGATTTACCAATCTTTGTCTTTCTTCTTCATTAAGTTCCCCCCCTATATCTTGAAGTTTACCCATTACTTCGTTAAGATAATTAGTTTCTTTTGCTTCAAGCTCATCGAGTAATCTATCTTTTTCTTTTTGTGAGAGCAAATAATCATTTTCAATTTCGTTTCTCTTCTCATTTATATTGTTAATAACATCACTATTGTCAATAACATCACGCATAACATCATCAATGTTCTCAGATGTTTTTAGATAATCGAATTGTAATTGAATGTCTTCCTTTGCCAGTTCAGTTTTTGCTCTTTCAATTTCTAATAATCTTCTACGAAATTCTAAACTATCACTCTCTATTTCATTTTGCTTCTGAAGAAGTTCAATCTCATTTAATAATTCTTCCCTTCTTTTTTGTGCTGCTTCTCTTTGTGCTTGTCTTTCTTCTCTTCTTTCCTTTCTACGTTTTTCAGCAGCTTCCTCTTCCTCTTCATTTATTTGATTTCTCTTTATTCTAATTATTTCAAGTTCTACTTTAACATCTCTAAGTTCTTCTTTCTCATCCTCAGTTAAATCCCTCTGTAATTTCAATTGTTGAAGATTCTCTTTTTGATCAATAAGCATTTGCTCTCTAACATTAAGAACTTCTTTCTCAGTATCTTCTTGAGCTTTAATAATCCTAAGACCATTATTCTCTAATTGCTCTCTTTCTTGAGCAAGTTCATTTCTTTCCTCTTCAAGTCTATTAATTTCCTTTTGCTTTTCAATTGTTTCATCAAATGCATTATTAATACCTTCTAACCCACTACCATCAAATGTAAATGCTTGCTTAATAGCAGCACCAACACCTTTAACTAAATTACCAAGTGAACCAAACTTCTCTTGAATTGCTTCAACTACTTCAATTATTACATACAACGGTGGTAAAGCAAACATTATATATTTTTTAATGCTCTCCATATTGTCTTTGACAAATGAGGTTAATTTATCCCAATTGGCAATGATCAATCCAATGAGTGTTATTATAATACCAAGTCCTGTCGCTGTAACTGCAGCACGAGTAGCATTACCAAAGAATTTAGCTGCAACAGCCGACCTTTTAAAACCAGCTACTGCTGCCTTTACAAATCTTAAATTTTCAGCACTTAGAGCTTCTGTTACTCTACGAATACCATCCATAGCAGCTACTAATCCACCTACTTGTTGAATTACCTTTTCAAGTTCTTCTGATGTTTGTTCACCAAACAGCAAAGATGCTCCTGCTGCAGCTTCGAAAGCACCTGCTAATCCTTCTCCAAGTCTAACAACTCCTTCCGCTTTTTCTGTGGAAGTTACACCTTCCATAGATTGATCTATGGTTTTTAATTTAGAATTAGCCTGTTGTGCTTGAGAAGATAATTGTTTAAACGCATCTGAATTAGTATCAACATTTTTAATCTCTTCATTAATCTGCTCAATAGTATTTTCCAATTGACCAATACTTTTTTGACCTTGGACATTAAAGTCTAAATCAAATGCTACATTTCTTTTAGCCATATGTATTATAGATGTTTTATCATTTTTATGTTTGCACTACCTGTTACTATACTATAATTGTCTATTGACATGAGTGAATATATTTCACCATTATATAATAACGGTTGATTTAATGTCATCTCTTTCCAATCAGTATCATTTATTCTAATTGTACCTTCAATCACCTCTGAATTTTTATACCTGTTAATTCTATTTTGATAAAATCTTGTAAATAGAGTATCTACCATTGAATAACTTTCTCCAAATGTTAAACTATATCGTGGTGGATTGGAATAACTACTACCCATCATAAGATAAATAGTTTGCAAATAAGAGCCGTACATTGAAGCAGTGCTACCAGATGACCCTTTTTCTAATTGAGTGTTTATAACGTCTCTATATGCTTTATATGCAAATGGTGAGGCTATACCTATTTTCTGTTTTACACCATCCATATTAAGATAAAAATAATCACCAGAATTACCATCACCAGATGTTTGCTCAAAATCAGAATTTGATATGCCATAATAATACATTAGCATTGGTTTACCTTTGAATTTAATAGTATCTTCTTCATTATAAACCACTGTCTCACCTGTTCCACCATTAAATGAATTATTTCCATTGTCATATCTTGTTTGCTCTGACATATCAGGTATGAACAATGTTTTGTAACCCCGGTTCAATATACTTGCATCATAATTCTCAACATTTCTTATATGCATTCGCTTTATCTTAGGTGCTGCAAATTTTATTTCAATTTCATTGTCACTGTCTACCTTATTATTATAAACACCATCATAAAAAGCATTTGATGTTTTCTTATAGTTTTCTAAATTAAGAGCATTATTATCATTTTTACCAAAGAAATAATTATCACCTAAATGATTTTTATTTTCTGGCTCTTCAAACACTATTGAGAAATTATCACTTTCAACTGTGGATATAGATATGGTATCATAATCAATTTTATTATTTAAATCATATGGTGCTACATTGTGTCCAAATACAGTATCATAATTTTCCATTGAAATAATTCGATTATTAATGTCAATAAAAAAATACATATTAAACATATTGATAATTGACTTTAAAAAATCCAATGCTTCCATGTCAGGTAAAAATTCATTGGTATTAATTGCCACAACATATCCAGATGGTGGTGTTAATGTATCACCAGTTGGAGCAATATACTCACCAGTTGAAGTATTTTTCCACAGGGTAGATGAATCATATACATCATTTTCACCAGCATATGTCATAATTATTTTCTTAGCCTCTGGTGTATCCCAAAATGAACCGGACAATGACCATCCTGCATACTCTAATAGACCTTCTAAAACTGATTTTAAATAAAAACACACTGGAAATTGATGAAAATAAAACTCATTGTCATCAAGTGTAGGTGTTCTATTTAAAATATAGTAGAAATTTTGTTGTGGTCTGTCACCAGAATCAGGAAAATCATACCCTTCAAGGTCTGTCATATTATCATAAACACCATATGGAGTGAAGAATGTGTTATAAAATATAAGTGGAAATTGATATGATGTCTCATCACTGTCTTTATATTCCGCATTTATATGGTCTCTTATGGTCTGTTCATACTGAAAATCATCAATCATTGGCATTGTATCAATGTCTCTTAGATTAACATCTTCAAGAGCATCTACTAGTTCTGTCAATTTAGAATAAAACCTGCAATCATAACTGTCTCTTTTGATTGATTCGAGTTCCAACAAACCTGATAATACCAACGTGTCGTTATTAAATACATTGACGTTGATGGGATTAACTTTGAATTTCCTTTGTGAATTAAACGTGTTGGCATAATTAAAAATTTTGTTATTATTCCTTGTCTTAGGTAGAGAAAAACTATATGAGAATTCACCAAATCTTGAATCAGGTTGATTATTATCATCAGCTTTTCTATTTAGAGTTATATCTAACTCTTCAGGAGTAGTATAATCTAAATTTCTACCATCTTCAGTTTGTATTTTTATATTTGTCTTAATGCTCATTTTATTTTTTAATTTACATCAATTGAATTTAAATAAATAGTTTCGATAAATGTACACTCAACTTCATAGAGGTCATCAAGTGATGATTTTTTATATTTAAAACTATCTAAATTTAGATAATTCAAATTCTCTGTTGTAATTGAATATATATCATTGGATTGCATTAATTCTTTAAGCCAATTGAAATGATCCTGATCAATCCACCCTGTATTTACAGTTACCTTATTAGTTACTCTTGTATTATAAGTGGTTGAGGATTTGAATCCTTCATTTGCAGAACCATCAATAGTATAATCAACAGGCACTGTATATCTACCTGATTCTCTATTAATTGATTCCTCAACAATACCAACAAATGATACACTATCATATCCACCAAGATTGTTCTGGAATATAACACCATATTTTCTTGGTTTGTCTTTAAATTCAAATCTATATGACCTTGCATTTGTATATGGTAATTCATTACCACCACTGTCCTGTTGATATACAGCTATCTCAGCTCTTTTAATTCTTCTCTCAGCACCTGTGGTTGTCTCATAATCACTAAGTCCTAACTTATCATATGATAAATTAAGTGCAAGTACACCCCCGGCAGTATTACCAGATGATTCTTGTATGGTAAAAAATTCTTGGTCTAATTCTTCACTGCCATCATAGAAATACAGGTCACCTTTTACTATAAGTTTTTCATTATAATTACCCTGCAAAATAAAATACAAATACTCCTGTGAATTTCTTTGAATTAATTTTGGATTTGGAGAATTAGTTAAAAAATTTATGTTAGCTACTTTTTCAACTCTATTACTATATCCTTCAATTGTTCCCTCACCGTCTAATGAATCTAAAACATACCAATCTTTATCATATGTTATAGTAATACCAGATGTTACTGCACTTATAGAAACACTACCTGAATCGCTAAATGGTTCAGGGTATCCGGTAAATGTATATGTAGAACCTGTCTGCCATCCACTATCACCCATACTATTAGATATGAATTTAAATTGATAATCAGTATCCTCTCTACTGTCATCATATTTATAATCATTGATGTCAATTGTTAGAGTATCTGCAGATGTAGTTATATCACCCTTAAAATTAGCTTTAAGATTATGAAAATAATTACCTAAAAAACCATGCTCATTCATATCATTCACCTGATAGTGACCCAATGCTGAATTAATAAACCATTTAATGTCAGAAGAACCTTTATATCTTTTCTTCTTTGTATTGGTATTTTTAATTACATTATACTTTTCACCATATCTTATTTTATATGGTTTTAACATATCTGGTTGAACTGTATGTCCTGTTTTAGATGGTCTTGGTCTTGTTGTAAATACATCATTTTTCAGAATAGGTGATAAATTAAATCTGTGATCATTATCCTGTGAAAATGGAAGTTCTAATTCAGCTACTCTAATATAGTCATCATTTTGTCCTGCATTTGGGTATTGAAAACTATCATCATTTCTAAATACTTCAACATAAATTGAATAACTATCAAGCTGTTGTCCATCATATTTATTCTCACCTGACTGTATCTTATTTACAATTAAATTAGAGGTATTTGTAAAGACATTTTGACTTGACAATGTTAATCTATTTGTAATCTCTTTTGCTTTTAATGTGACCTTTCTATCGCCATTATATGAGATAGCATATACCTTTGGTATTACCTTATCCTGTTGAAGTGCATCAGCAAATGATTGAGCAATTTCCTCAGTAGTATTTTCAGTATAATTCACACCATCATCATCGGTCAATTGAGTTGCAAGAAAATAATTAGATTGGCTTGGAAATCCTTTAGCATAAAATGTTTGTGTATATTCAAATGGTGAGGTCAATACAAATTTAAAGTAATCACCATCCTGAATTGTTGCATCATCTTTTATTTCAAATTCACAAATAGCATATCTACCATCTGATGATCTTGCTGTTTTAATGTCATATAAAATTGGATTTTCTGCTGCAGTTAAATTAGATGGCTCTCTTATTTGCATATCACCTGTTCTAAATGCTCCTTCTTCTACCTGTACATCTTTTACTGAATTCACGCAAGTATCCACATCTGCTCTGACATTATAAAATCCGGGTTCTAAATTAGTAAATGTAACTGCAGATTGATCAGCCAATGATGCCCATTCAACACCATTTAAATACCAAGTATATGTTGATGCATCAGTTGGTGTTGCTGATGCTTGTATCTCACCATCTGCAGCACCTCTTATTGACACATCAGTTACACTATCAATTGTTACCTGACAATCAGGAGCAGGATCACAAATAGGTGCATCAGTTTGCTCTTCTACCTGATAATTTTGATACCAAAAACAATCAAGTGTAGTACAAGGTGATCCTTCAGGAGCACCTGTCTTTGTATAACATTCAGTTCTACGATATATAAGTTCTTTTGAATAACTTGATTGACCAGCTAATAACTCAATTGTTTTATATTGTCTAGTATAAGTACCTTCTTGACAATTACCAGATGTATCACTTGATGATTCAACACTATAGTCAATAGTTAAATCCTCTTGTGGTGTTGGTGATACAGTAAATTGAGCATCTTTATATTCCTCATAATACTCATAATTACCAGATACCCAAGTACGTGTTTTTAATTCAGCATCAATTCCAAGTGCTACCGTTAATTCTCTTTCACTTGTACCATCACATTCTATATATACAGCCATTTTATTTAATCTATTTTTAATTTAAAAAGTAATTTCTGTAATCCATTGGATTGTTCTTTCCAAATGGATTCACAATAAGCAAGAGCTTGCTCATTGTCATCTATTTCATTGTCCTCATCTATAACGTATGGAACACATCTTTCTATAAAATCATCATGCGATTCATTACTTGTTGGAGTTGGCATAATTATTTTTGTTTTAATTTATTTATTATTTCATTTGCAATGTCCTCAGAGAGTTCATTTAAAAGTGTCTCTTGTGTCAGATCAGCAACCCCATCTATAACCTTTTGAGCATAATTTTTAGGGTTAATACCCTGCCTATATATACTTGTCTGTATTGCAAATGCTAATTGATTTATTGTCTGACTACCCCTTGGTCTTATATTATATCTCTTTATATAGTCAATAAGTGCTTTAATTGGTACTTTAGATGTCCTTGCTCTACGTCCCTGAGAAGCATAATACCAATAGTTATTTGCTACAAGTTGAATTCCACTATCCTCAAGGTCATACTCAACTGATTTAGTTAAATTAGAACCCTTCTCAATGCCATTTTGAGTCATATACCTAATTGTAAGTTTATTTAACTGTGGAATTAAATCCTTCAGTAGCAATTGCAACTCATCTTTTATGTCCTTTGTTAATGCCATATATCTTTCATATTATTTTTTTTTAATTAAAAGTTAAATATATCAACCCAATTTGTACTCTCACATATCTCTCTTGGTAGTTGCAGAGTTGTCTCATACCTCATACCAGCTACACTGTCATCAGTAAACTCTCTCACTGATGTTGCATCTACTCTTGTAAATATAAATTTATTTGATTTCTCATTAATATATGTGATAATACCATCACCAATCTCTTTTGCCATTGAGATTGCTTTATGATCATCATTTATATTATCCCAATTACTAGAAACAAATACATTAAATGAGAATTGAACCTCATCTACTAATCTTGATGGGTTAAGGGAGTAGTTTATAAAATAAGGCAATTCATAAAAAATCATTGGGTATTTATGAGTTACTTGCTCTGCTTGATTGTAATCACTACCAACGTAAAAATCCTTTACCTCTCTATGTGATGTGCTTATTTTTTTGAAGTATTCTAAGAAACTATCTAATGTCATTTTTATAACCTTTTTATAATAACGACAGAAATTAACAAAAAAAAAGGCAGGGGAAAATTACCCACTGCCTTTTTATAATTAAATTAAACTAATGAAAAAACTTTTAAAAGAACTTATAACAGAATTCAATTCAAATATATAAATAATAATTTTAATTTCCAAATCATTTTTTATTTTTTTGCTTTTTGTTGATGCTTAAGTTTTTTATTGCGAATTTCCTGCAAATCATTTTCCATTTGTGAGTGAAGGATTTTGATTGAGTAGAATTCGAGGACTTCTGCGCAATTCGTTTTATATATCTTATGTAACTTAGTAAAATCCCAATTAGCAAGCGAGATAGCAACCCCTTTCCACCCTGTTTTTTCAAAGTATTCTCTACTTCTTCTGCCTTCTTCAGTATTATCTGGTTTTTGTTCGAATATAGGAGGGAACGTATTTTGGAGATTTTCTCTGATTGATAAAAAAAAACCGCTAAACCATTAGCTATTGAGATTGGAAGTTGTTTAAACATCTCTGCTCTTTCATTGACATCATAATCATCAAGGGTTTCCAACTCACCATCTTCCTTTTGTTTTTTACAAAGTACAGCAATCATTTGTGGTAGTGCATTATATATTTTACCCTCATTATTCTGTATTGCAATCTCCATTGATAAATAATCCTGAAATTCACTATCCAGTAAATTCTGAGCTACATAATACTTATCTCCTTTAAATGTAAATTCAGCAATTTGCTTGTCAGGTATATCATTTTTTAAAAACTTCATATGCTGAAATAACTTACCAGCCTCTGCTGGTGTTGAATGTTTTATTATATCAATAGGTATTTCTGCATATGCAGATATAAGAGATAATTTTTTTGTTATATCATTCTTAAATTCAGTTTGATCATTTGATACCTGTATTTGTTTTTCAAGAGTAATTTCACTCCAACTTGTAGGGACTTTATATTTTTCTCCTTTAAATTCTATTGTCTTCATATATATTATTTTAATTTAAAATTCTTCTGTTTATTATGTTAACGCATAATTAAAGTTCGATGCTTTAGCTATATATTTTTGAAGAGCATATACTGAAACATCCATTATATCATCATGCTTTGCATTAGGAAACATTGACATTTCATCTATAACCATATCATTAGATGGGTCTTCAATTAAAATAAATCTACCTGCTTCTATATATGGTGATACTGAATTTAATCTTGTTTCTTTATCATCAATAGGTGTTGGCAGTTTTACTACATTTAATTTAGAATTACCTTTAAGTGAATTAATAATGTCCAATCCACTTGCTTTAGCTTCAATAAATACTCTTGATGAATTACTGCAATATAGACTGTGTATTTGTTTTATCTTTTTTATTAGTTCAGGAAATTCAAGCCATTGTCTAAATGCTTTTCTAACATATAAATTATCATTAAATTTAGTTGCAACTAATACAGCAGATGGGTCATTGGATTGTTTAGAAGTATAAGCACTGTCAATAAACATTTCCCATTTTACTGTATGCTTTCTTTCTTTTTTTGTTAGTGAATTTACACCAGCATCCAATAATTGTTTAAACTCTTCATATGATATAATTGGTATCCAATCCCTTTTAATTATATTACCCTCATCTGCAATTGCTTTTTGCTGAAGCTGATTATTATATCCTGTTGTTCCAAGTACTGTCAAATAATTATTTAGAACCTTTTTTGAAAACCTATCTTGCCATAGATAACCATCACTGTCATATATATCAACTAATTCTTTTGGTGATACATTATCATCAACAGTTGCAGGTAAACAAATGTGATGCCAATTATCTGGTTCATTTTCCAATAAATAACCAGTAAGGTCTTGATGATGGAGTCTTTGTTGAATGTTAATAAACAGTCCTGTTTTGGGGTTATTCAGTCTTGTTGAAATTGTATCTCTCCATGCCTCTATAGTATTATTTCTCTCTACCTCTGATAATCTACGTGTATTATTACCATCATCAATTACAATTACATCAGCACCCTTACCTAAAACTGTTCCTGTTACACCACCTGATTGTCTTTCACCACCATTTTTTAATTTAAAATCGGTCTTTGACCTTTGTTGATCATCAAACTGCCAATTAAAAAGTTCTTGAAATTTGGGGTTATTTATTATTGCAAATACTTTATTGGAATGGGTTGTTGACAGATTGTCACTATAAGACAGATTAATAAATCCCATTGTAGGATTTATAATCCAAGACCATATTGGATAACATACTGAAGTAATTAAGCTCTTACCACTTCTAAAGGGTACATTAATGATAAGATGCTTATCTCTTTCTCTACCTTCTTTAATTCGAATTGTTTCTGCTTGTAATACATCACAAAGATACTCGTGATACTTAGTCCAAGACCAAGGAGTATTTGGTTCTAATAGTTTAGCTGCCCACTTCACAAATTCAAAGAATGATTTCCTAAATAATTCCCTTCGAATTTCGATTTTTAATGCATTTTTTTGCTCTTTTGTTAGTTTATCGTTCACTACTATTACAACCCTATATTTTTAGTCTAAAAAGCTCTTATTTTTAATTTTTTCTATGGTTTTAGATGATGGTGGATTATCTAAATAATTAATTATTTCCTGCTCAGTTATTAATTGGTTCTTATTTTTACCATCAAGAATTACAACTATCATATCATCCCATTTAAGAGTTGAATGAAAGATTACCCCTTCTTGTTTATTTGGATCAGTAAACCCAAAACTCCAATAACCTTCATCCAATAATCTTCTCTCAAGTTTTGTTAGTCTTTTTACAGCATAATACTCTTCAATTTCCATCATAATAATTAATCATTTTCTTCATTTAACATATTCTTTAAACCATCTACATCATTTGATTTTAACATATTAAGTACTTCATCATTTATTATATTTTGTTGGTAATTGTTTTGTTGGTAATTATTTACAATAGTCTCATTCTGCTTATTTAAAAATCCTAATAATCTTTCCTTTTTTTCTAATGCTTTCATAGCTAATTCTGGATTAAAATACATATTGGGTTCTTCTTCAGTTCCTTTATCCATATAGAAAGAATATATTTGCTCATATCGAGCAATATGTTTAAGCATTAACTCTTTACTTTCAGTATCTAATTCACTTCTTAATCTCTTATAGATTATAGTTATATCCTTCTCAACGGCTTTTCTACTTATACCATACTCATTATTCATAACAGCAACAATATAAGATGTTGATTTACCCTCAAGCATCAACTCTCTTATATCATTGCGTCTTATCTCTGTGTAAGCTGCTGGTTTTCTTCCCATTACGTTTATCTCTATCTTTACCTACTTTTTAATTAAATAAAAAACTGATTATTAGTCAGTTAGATTCAACCTCTTCTGAATCCTTCTCTGAGTGTCTCTTATGGATTCTAATGTTTCCAATTCTCTTATTCTGTTTTGTATTGCCATATCCACATCTTCTCTATATGCAGGGAGTAATGACTCTAATTGAGATATAGTTAAATCTTCTAAATGTAAATCTTCTATTTTTTTATTCATTCTTTTTTAATTTAAAATTCTCTTTCTGCAGTTCATTTACCATCTTCTCAAAATAAATCATTTTTTGCTCACACATTTTGAGATGTTCTAGCTCTTCCTGTTTGATTATTACACTACCTTTTGGAATGTCATGTGTTTTATTTTCCATATTATTCTTTAATTTGAAAGTGAAATGGATCATAAAGACTATTAAAATGTCCACCCCATTCGATAGTTGATTTAATTAATCCTTCTCTTTTTAATCTATGATACATACCCATTGCAAGACCACCTAAATACTGATGTTCATCTTTATTATCCCACCTATAATGTGGTTTTTCATTGTGATATGTTATTATGTCAACTGCTTTAGAGGGTAAATAATTATGTTTTGATTTATTCTCATAACCATCTTTATAGGTTACTATATCACCCTGTTTTTCTCTACCTTTGAGATAGAGTTCATATTGCTCCTGTGGTGTTCTGTGACCATGCAATACAGTGAAATCATAATACTTTATCAGTTGAGTGAAAAGCATTATTAAATCACTGTGGCATGATGATAAATTATTTGCTGATTGTTTTGAAAATTCCGGCATATTTTTTATTTATTTTTTTTTTATTTAATTATTATAATTACTTAAATTCTCAAATAAATCACCTGTTGAGGTATACATTAAATAAGTTGATTTTTTATATAATCTATAAATTCTACTGCCATCATTATAGACTACAAATCCAAATACATTATCAGAATCACATTGATTTATCTGACAGGTTCTATCAAATTCATGCTTATGCATATCCTTAATTACAAGATTATAACTATCACCAATTATTTGATTTATTTGATTATATTCTGATGTCACTCTTCTTAGTATAAACATATTATTATTCTTCTTTCAATTTCTTATTTAAATAATTTATTTTCATTGACAGACTTCTCTTCTGATTTGAATCATTTGAGTTTTCTTTTTTCTGTTTTAACTCCTCAATTTGCTGTTTTACAGCATTCAAATCTTCACTGTCTTCTTCTTGCTCTTTAATACCAACATAGTGTACCTGTTCACTGTGTGATTGTTCTTCTTTTGTTGGCTGTGGTTCAGGTGCATTTGTATCTGTAGTGTCTACCTGTTTGTCATCGTCATCTACATCTTCTAAAACCTCTTCAAATGCTTTTAAGAACTTCTCTGCCTGATGGTTCATAAATGAATAGATAATTGTTTTTGCTCTTGGTATTGAGATTAATGCATTTTCATCATTGTCTAATATATAATTAGCTGCTGTTTTAATCTCACGTGGCTTTAAGAGATTTGTTCTTATAATTTCATTGTAGACTTTCTCTACGTATTTATATTGCTGTAAATTCATTTTTTATTCCTTTCTTTTTTTTCTTTAATTTCTTGTTTTAATTCATTTAGCTCAAAAACAATTAAAATTAATGTTATGAGCACTCCAAGTTCAATTATTATCATATTGTTTTTAATTTAAAATTGTTTTTATAGTAATTATAACACAGTTTATAGAGTCTTTGAAAATTACCTCTGCAGTTACAACCTTCAAATTCCTTACCGGTTGCTTGCTTCCAAATTTTTTTATACATTGGAATTAACGCCTGTGTTTTGGGTTGTTCCATTACCTCTTTTATTTGCTCTTTTGTTAATCTATCACCCATTTTTATATTTTTTTATGAAATCAATAAAATTATTTCTAAGATCATTTCTAAACTTTCGCATTGTTTTCTTACATATATCCTGACTTATACCAATCTCTTTTTCTAATTCAGCATATGTTTTGTCAGTAAAAACATAGCTCTTTAATATAAAAACGTCAATGTCAGAGAAGATTTTTCTTTGAGATATATATAAAAATACCATTTTTGTAAGCCATTCTATTTCATCCCTGTATTGCCAATTATCTGAATAATCCTCTTCTCTTAATTTTTCCTCTACTCTATCAATGTTACACTCATTTATTTCAATACTGTGACCTCTTCTTGTTCTAAGTCTGCTCTCATCTCTTATTTTATTCCAAATTCCTGTCCTTGTGTATTGAAACATCTGATTTATTGTCATGCCAGTTGGATTTAATCTCTTCATCTTGAGATATATATCATTGATTTTATCTTCATCTATGTTATATTTTTGACAGTAATCTCTTAAAGTGTCATAATTTGATTTAAAATAGTTATCAACTGTTGTATATCCTGTGTTCATTAATTACTGTGACATTATTTTATCCAAAATAGCAACAAAAACAAGTGCCAATGGAGCATATAAAAGTGATGTTATTAAAGCAAAATTAAAATAATAATAGTTCACTGCAAGACTAATCCAAAATCCAATGCAATAAGGACAACCAAATAGTTCTGCTATGAATCTGTGTATTTTAAAAAATGTTGTAACCAAAAGTAGGGGTATACTCAATAAAATTGTTGCATCTACCCCTAAATTTAGCCATTTAGTATAAAAATATATATTAGAAAGTGCTGAGTAGCGATATGGCAAATTTACTCCTAAAAGACGCTTTATTTTTAAAGAAAGAGTGCTACTCACCACTTGAATTGCCATCATTGCAACTGAAAGCATTACTATAAAGAACTCTATTGTCATAATTTAAATTTTCTTTTTCAAAGATACTATTATTTTTTTTACCTGTCAAGTTAAATTCAATAATAAATAGTCATAAATTTAAAAAATTCAAAAAATTATAAAACTTTTTTTCCATTTATTATCTACCTTCCTCTTTATCAAGCTCATTGAATTTATTATAGCTCATATTTCGATTCAAATACTTATTTGTAAAAGTTACTATATCAAGTCGCTTTAATTTATCACTATGTGAATGATACAGATACTCAATAAAATTAGCAATTGTATAATTATCATGTTCAATTATAAAATCAATAAGTAATTCTAAATAAATAATCTCTTTTTTTAATGAATTTAAAAATCTTTCACTTGATACATTAGCGTGTTTTATTATATTCTTTTTTACTATGTTGATTTTATTTTCAAAATGTTCGATTAAAGTATCTTTTAATTTAGAATTCTCATAATGATTATTATCACTTATTTCAAGTTCATACACATCTTTCTCATCACGATTGGTTATTGTCATTGCAGCATTTAATTCACTGTGCTGTTTTTTTACAAGATCAATTAAATAGTTTTTAGCAAGTGTTTGCACATATGAATACCATCCATTTTTACCCCTTTTTTTCTCATTATATCCATCCAATTTTAAAAATACGTGTGATAGTGTCAAAACAAAAAAGTCTTCAAAATATAGCGATGAAATTGAAAAATAACGATGCATTATTGACCTTATCATATATTCGAATTTGGGATATAATTGTTTGTAGATAGTATATTTCTCTGACCTTTTATCTGCCAATATAAAGTCAGAGCATAATTTATCTTCTATTTCACTCCAATAACCTTTCTTTTTCATACAATGTAAAGATAATTAAAATTTCTTAACATAGTAACGTTTTTTTATTTAAGTAATTTAAGTACTTCAATACCGAATTGGCGGAACTGCACTTTTTCAACCTATCCCTTGGGATATGGTTATTGTTAACAGTGAGTATTACCATTGAACTATTACCATGCATTGTTATCATTGAACTATTACCATTTAATTGTTATCATTGGATTATTTAAATCGTTATCAATTTCATCTAAACTAATTTGTCCATTGAAAATGTCTCTTGCTCTACTTCTAATAATTGAAATAATTTCATTAATATGTTCACATTGCTTTGGAAATTCAACATCTATTGCAATTGGATTATCATATCCTTCACCAAATCTTTCTAACACATCTTGGATTATCCACTTTTCAAATTTCTCTGGTTGGATTATATTACTTAATTTAAACTCTTGATATATATTGTTGAATGATTTATTATCCTCAATATATTTAGTTTTATAATTAAATGTTGGTTCTTGTGATGTTGAATTATTTGATGTTGGTTTATTATCAAGCAAATGATTTAAGCAATCTGTTACCATTATTTTATAATCATTACCATACTTATCCTTATTTTTATTGTAGAATATACTAACCTCTTTTCTAAAATCAGAATATGATAAATTTAATTTATCCTCAATAATATGTTTCTTTTTTTTATACCAAGCATTGAAATCAAAAGCAGATTTCCCAGAATAAGTTGAAGTCTTATTTCCAACTTTATCTTGTTTATAATCTTGTTTAGTATTATTCGTTAGTTGGTCAACCATTATTTTATTAGTTGACTGACTAGTATTAATAGTTGACGAACTAGTTTTACTATTAGTTGACTGACTATTATTAGTCGATGAACTATTAGTTGATTTACTATTAATTGTAGTTGACGAACTAATAGTTGACTGACTATTATTAGTTGATGAACTATTAGTTGACGAACTAATAGTAATTAAATTATCATCCATTTTAATTAAATTATACTTTTCTAAATTAAATAGCTTTTTCTTAATAGTTCGATAATCCATATTCAATACCTTTGACATAAAGTATTGACTAAATGTGTATTCATTTTTGTTTGATAATAACCAACAAAAGATTTTAAATTCTGAAGCATCTAAATTCCATAGACCATTAGGTATTTTAGTGTAGTTCTTTTCAACAGTGATTGCATTAACTGTTTTAATTCTTTTTGATTTTTTATTTTTCATATTTTCCATAATTTATATTTTAATTATAAATACAAAGGTAGAAAAAAAAATTTAAAAAAAACTAATCATATGTTTGTTTTTTTAAAAAATTTGGTATTTATTTGTAAATGAAAGAAAATAATAATAACTAAAATAATTTGAATTATGGCAAAAAATGGAAAATATGTAACTTTAAGTGAAGAAACTCACAATAGACTAAAAGAGCATTGTGATGAAAATGGTCTTAAGATTAGTTTTATGGCTAATTTTATAGTTAGTAACTATCTTGACGAATTAGAAAAGAAAAAGAATAAAGAGAATTTCAGAAAAAAATAACTTTTAAATTAAAATTAAATTACTATGAAAAAAACAGAAGAAATTTTACAGGAAGTAAGAGAAAAAGAAATTAGTTCAAATGACCCACAACATTGGGAAGCAGTTGAAAGAATGATACGTGATGTTCAGGAAGCTGAACAGGTATATTATGAGAAAATAAAAAGAGGGGAGGGTGACTATGGAAGTGAGTAATTGGTATTCACTGACAAGACAAGAGCAATTGGAGTATTATGAAAAGCATACATATATTCCAATTCCACCCCCAAATGATGGATATAAAACTTCTCTAACAGGTAGATATGTTAAATGGCTGCTTATTTTAGCATGGCTTACAAAAGATACTGGTAACAGATACCATCACTATGAAGATGTGAATAATAAGCTAAAGGAAGTATTTGGTAATAGTCTCACCTCATATGGTAGACTTGCAAGAATGCCTTGGGATTTAATAGATGCTGAAAATCAAGATGATTATAAGCCAAATAGAAGCGGTTTTTTTAAGTTAAATAAACGTGGTTGGGGTTTTATCAATTCAAGGATAAAAGTTCCAAAAACAGTCTTATTTTTGGATAATACATATCAAATTATAGGGGATAAGTATATCTATGCACACGAGGCAAATAATTATAATTTTCAGGAAACATTACAAATAATGAAAACATTTTAAATTTAAAATTATGAAAACAAATCAAGTAATGATTAGAAAAATGGGTGATTATAATCTCACTCAAAGATTATCAGATGGATTTTTTGATGCTACAGATTTAATAAAACAGCATAATAAAAAATCATCAAGTAAAAAATCTATGAAAGACTTTCGTAGTAGATACGATGTAAATGATTATATTAATTTATTTAAAAAGGAATATAAATATGAACCATATATTACAAAAGCTGGTAAAAATGGTAATACTTGGATAGAAATTGGATTATTATTATTATTTTGTAAATGGTTATCACCAGAAATATATGCTCAATTTATGATAAATTTTATTGATATAAATAAATTTGTTAATGCTATTGAATCTGGTGATTTTTTTAAAGTATTGCGACCATCATTTAAAACATATCTTATTTTTGATGGTGATAATTATAAAATTGGTAGATCAAGAAATGTTAATGAAAGATTAAAAAAATTACAAGGAGAATATAAAAAAGAAATGTATTTAATTAGTACTTGTAATTGTGACATTGAACATGAATTACATAAGGAATACTCATATGCAAATATAAATGGTGAATGGTTTGATTTAAATAAGTATGATGTTAAAGCAATAATAAATCAAATGGAAATTATGAATGAAATGATTAATAATCCAGAATTAATATAAACAATAATCAATTTTAAAATAAGGAGAAATAAATTATGAATGAAACAAACAAGATTTTTAATCTACAAAATAAGCTAATCAAAGTTAATCACAAGATAACTGAAGATGAATTCAAGTCATTGGAAGTGACAAAAGAGCAATTTGAGAAGCAAGTAAACACAGAGCTAATAAGACAGATTAGTGAGCATGTCTTTAAAAGATTCAATATAAATACTATTCAGAATCACAATAAAATAAGGTTTGAAGGTAGTGGTTATATACTATCTGAGAGAGATATGTTAAATGTTATTTTGGAAATAATTGAAATGGATGATGAAAATCAGGATAAGATAAAAAAGGCAATAGAAAAACAATTGAATTTATAACAACTTTCTTCTGTAATGCTTATTAAATAGGGATTACAGAAGTGGGTATAATTGAAAATGGTGTTACTCGTGAAGGAAAAATTTCATTGGGGTATAATTGAAAAAACATTCTGATAAAAATCAATCTGATTTTTTAAGGTGGTCGATAAAAAAAACAACTTAACGTGAAAGTGAGTTGTTTTTTTTATGTCAGTGATTTAATAAATACAATTATAAAAACTGTCTTCTTTAGCTCCCAATTCATAGGCATTTCCAAAAGGGGGTGAATGAATTATAATTCATTTTGAACAATTTTGGAAAATAACAAACTTGAAGAAGAACTATAACTTGTTTTGTAAAATTTTTAAGCTGAACCGAACCAGAAGAGAAAATAAAAGTCGATTTGTGCAATTTTCATATAAAACTAAAATTTTACCGTTCTGTAACCCCTATTATATGGGAATTCTATTTTTGAGTTAAGCTAAAATTAAACAAGTCGATCGATGTTGGTACTGTCAATTAATTTTCCGCCAAAATTTAATTGACATGATAAGTTATAATGTGATGATTATTTTTGGGGGGGTAGTATAAACATCATCATAACTTTTATGGTGATGATTTTCAAATTTCGTAGAATGAAATTTGAGTGTGATAAAAAAATACCTTCTGTAAAACTTATTCAATGGGAGTTACAGAAGCTATTAGAATGAAAATATAACTAGATAAAAAATGCAATTAAATTTGTAACATTTTTTTATTATCTACGTATAAGATAATGTCTTTTCATTGTTATTTTTGTAAAAGCTGGTTTGACAGCTTTAAGTGAGGGAGTATATAACATAAAAAAATATGCAATAAACCACTCACTAAGTATCTTATATAGGTGCATCAAACGAGGTTCAAAGGGAGTGTATGATAGTACACTCTCTTTACTTTACCAACAATAATCATTGTAATTACGGTAATAATTCTTACCTAAATAGATTCCAGAAGAATTGCTCTTGGTTGAACTACCTTCAGTTCGATATGATGGGAACTTATCATCATTGTCATTTAAATAATCAATAAGTAAGTTCTTAAATGTAACTGCCTTATCGTATATCTCTTGCTTAATTAGCTCAAATTCTTTCTTTGACAGAGATTCACTGTTGTCAGAGAATGATTTTGTAGCACCCTTTGCATTAATTTTCGACCATATAAATGGATATGCCTCATATAATGCAAACCAAGAAACAACTGGTTCAATATAGGTATATATAAGGGTATAATTATCACCGGACAATGTGTCACCTGATACTGATGTAATCAATTCATTAAAGAGTGGATCACCCAAAATTGGCTTCAGATGAAATGTCTGAGCAAGTGGTATGAATGGTTCTAATAATTGTGGATCAATTGATTGACTAATTGGAGCATTGTCCTTTATTTCCTCACTTGTAATTAATAATATATCTTTCATATCTCGCTTTTATTAGTTTGTTTCAGGTGCATTATCATTATTATTTTTATTCTCTTGCTCATTTAACTTTAATGCCTCATTTGTAACAGTCACACTGCTTAGTCCATTATGTTTAAAAATCTTATTAATAGTCTTTAACATTGATTTTTGAATTGGTTTGATAACTGTCTCAATTGTATATTGCCTTGATACATTGATTTTATTTGCATCTCCACCAAGTGATTGACCCTCAGATGGTAATGAAGCAAGCTCAGGCATAATTTGATTTGCAGTAAGTATCTTTTGAGTAGTTACTCTATCAAGTATTTCAAAGATTTGATTATCATCATTTGTGGAAAATGGAATAATCTCTGGTTCAACGTCCTCTCCTTCATTCCAGATAAACATTACTTTTTCATTGTCAGTACCCAAGTATTTTCTTTTAAAATTCCTTACAAATTCATCCTTCTCTTCCTCTGATGGATTACCAGCCAGCTTTACAATAACATTGGGAAAGAATCCACCACTAACTTTATTTAAATGGAATTTTGATAGTTCATTATCCAATTGTATGTATTTAAGTACACTGTTATAGTGTGGTAATCCATAAGGAAAATTACCAGATTGGTAATCTCTGTGCACTAATAACTGTCTATATCCATCTTCTTTATAAGAATTTGGATTAAAATTAGCAATAGATGCTGCAGAATTATTTGGAGTATATCTATTTTTAGTGGATATATCTGCCCATTTGTTTGATAATGCCCAAGTATCTATATATGGCACAAATTCTTCATTTTCCTTATTTGAAATTGCTCTGACATTTGATATATCAATGTGAATAACCTCAGGTATTTCCTGTTCTCTATTGTAGAGGAGTTGGAGTGAAAACATACCATGCAATTGTTGATCAAAGCATATTTTTTCCCATATATCCTGCCAAGTATCACCAACTCTATTTACTCTATCCAAAAATTCTTGTGTAGCAGGGTCTTCATTAACTGGTTCTAATCCATTTGCAACTGTTAAATCATGCCTTAGGTTTATACAAGCTGAATGAGTGGCACTTGCATTTCTATATAGGTCTTGGCATTGAAACATATATGCATTATCATTTCTATCTTCTGTTGAATTGAGATAGATAATGTTGTTTTTAAGTGTAACTTGACGAGGATTTATTTCAGCATACATCTTCTCAAATGCAGGTATTACATAGTTAAATTTTTCTTTGCCTTCAACTTCCTTTACACTATCAAATCCTTCTTTCTGAAGACCTTCTTTTATTTTATCTTTTTCACTCATTATTATTGTTATTTATTATAAAAAATTATAATTTATTTCTATCATTTTTTCTCAAATTCTTTGAAAATTTTTCTATTGAAGTAACTCCTAAAAGGGAGAGTACAAGACCAGCAATTAAATATAGTACATTAATTTCAAATCCAAAAAAAATGGCAAAAATTAACACAGGAGTATAAATAAAAATAGCCAAAAATCTCTTTGAACTTATTTCATTGTTTTCATTTTTTAATAGTTTAATTAAAAATTGTCTCATTTAATTATCCTTTCTTTGAAAGTATTTGTCTACCCAACTTTTGGTATCAACAATTGTACCCTCTATATTTCTTATTCTTTTCTCGTGATCTTTTAAAATTAAAGTATTTGACTGTCTTTGAATTATTTCTTTTTCTAATTTAACGTTCATAGAATCAATCTTTTTTGACAAATCATTTACGGTAGCTGCTCCATAAATTAGAAGCAATGTTATAAATGTCATAAGTACTGAATTGAAGTATTTTAGAAATACATTTAATTTATCTTGTTGCTGTTGTGTCATATGGCACATTTTAGTTTTTTTAATTAAAAATTATAATTGATTATATAGGGTATCTTATTATTACTATTCCAGAGCCACCGTTACCACCATTGTATGTTACCCAATCATTGGAATTAACAGCACCACCTTGTCCACCATTACCAGTATTAGCAGCAGCACTAGAACCAGAACCATTATTATAATCTAATCTTCCATTACCACCTTTTGAATATGTTGAACCCCATACTGATTTACCATTACCTCCACTTTCTTCAGAAGCAGCAGAATTTTTACCACCACCACCACCAGAATAATCATTACCATTACTACCTTTTGCACCATCATATCCTTGTCCGGAAATTCCAGAACCACCGTAACCAACAGAATTAATTACACTTGATCCAGCTCCACCACCACCAGAACCTCCATTATGACCATCTTCAGAATCACTAGTAGAATAACCAGCATCACCACCTCTACCACCTGCATTGGATGTTACACCAAATGCTGATGAATTTTGTTCATTACTTCCAACATTAATTGAATAATTACCAGTGTTACTATCTACTGTAGTAGTGCCTTGTTTTAAACCACCAGCACCACCACCACCAGCTAAATAGCGATATGAATTACCACCATTACCATTAGTAGCTCTGCCACCATTACCACCACCAGCAACAATTAAGTATTCAATTTCAGATGAAGATGATTCAACGGTAAATGTTCCATCTGATGTAAATTCATGGTAACGATAACCACTATCATCATATACATTACCACCCGTGGCTTCGAATACTGCTTCAATAATTGTAAAATCACAACTATCAGTATATCCACCATCTTCTGTAGTTATTGTTATTGTAAAAGTATCATCAACATTACCAACTGCAGTTACAAGTCCATTACTATCAACTGTTGCTTTTGTTTCATCACTGCTTGACCAAGTAACATCTTTATTAGTTGCATTACTTGGTGTAATTGTATAGTTTAATTGATATGTATCATCTTCTTGTATATCAGCAGTATTGGTATCTAAACTAATACCTGTAACATCTACTCTGTAGAATAATCCATTACCATCATTATATAAATTACTTATTTCTTCTTGGGTTAAGACTCGATTCCAAACACCTATTTCATCCATATAGCCTCTTTGTGAACGAGTTTGATAAGTATCCCAATTTCCAATTGTAAATCTTTCATTATTTTGTATACTACCAGTTAATCCTTCATTTTTATTTATCGTAAGATTTATTTCTTGACCATCAATAAAAATTTTTAAACCATTTGCATCACTACTACCATCATATGTAAAAACATAATGATGATACCCAGTTAAATCATATAAATCACTACTATCAACAATAATTCTTTTTCCATCAGTATCTCTCAATTCATATTGAAAAAAATTTATATCCGTTTGTAAAAATCTATAACCTGTATATGGATTACCTATCTGTTTATTTATAAATCTTCTTTGTACATCATTCACCAAATTAGTTACCCATAAAGAAAATGTAAATGAATCAGTTCTTTCAAAATTAAAATAACTTGATGAACCATAAACCATTGAAGTATCATCACTAAAATCTAATGCATTATTATTCATAGCATTAGATGTTATTACTGTATTATATTTTGTTAAATCATATCCATTATGCGAATCATAAGCAACAGTTCCACTTGTTTCATCAAACCTATAATAAGAAATTAATCCACTCGTTGGAAACGATAATTCACCCACTTGTGAAACTATGCCGTGCTTTAATACTGTACTAAATCCCATATTAAGATAAATCTCCTATGATTACCCAAGTATCTGAACTTGATTTATAGTATCCTGTCACCGCACCATACTGTGATGCAAGTGAAGTATTATTATCCTTTGAATTTAATGTTGCTCCTGTACCTGCAGAAAAACTAATTGTACCTGTGCCAACATTTACAACAGTAAATTGAAATCCATCATTAAGTCCAGTTGGAAGTGTTATTGTTATCGTTCCTATTGCTTCAATTATCTCATTTGACCATCCAGATTGAACAGATTGAGACGTTGAAATTGAATTAATGGTTGCTGTTTTATCAGCTTTATTATTTTCAAGTGATGTTATATCAGTAGTATTTTGCTCTGTATCACCACTAATAGTGTCTATATCATCCTGTAATGCAATTAATTCAGTCTCTGTATTACCTGTATATGTTTCAAAATCACTAACCTCTAATACTTCAGTAGCAGGAAGATTAAGTACAATACTGCCACTTGATGATGCTACCAATCCAACAATACCAATTTGAATAATATAACCAGATGTTGGTTTTATATTTGTATATCCACCATCATCTGAGAGATATAATTTATCACCACCTGACATTCCAAAGGTGTTAATAAAACTCTTTTGAATACTTCCGTTAATTTGCATTATTCCAGTAGTAGCAGGATCAATGTCTTCTACAGCTATACCAGAAACAACATCATTGGTATCTTTATCAGCTACTGATACAATTACAACTGATGCTGAATCAGTTATTGTGATAAGTGTACCCGCTGGTATTGTTGAAGCACCATTGTTATATACCTCTTTATAATCCGAACTTAATTTATTAACCCAATTTGTTCCATTATATGCAAGTACTTCATTTTGAGTTGGTGATGATATAACTAAATTTGTTAAAGTACTTGCAGTAAAACTCTTATACTGACTAAGTGTAAGTCCAGTTGTAACAAATTTTTCGGTAGTGGTATCCCATTGAGCAAATCCCTCATCAGTTGGTGCATCTTCTCTTGTGGCAACAGCTTGAAGTGTATCACCTGACCATCCAACACGAATCAAACCATCATTTGTAACACCCATTACTGCAGTAGTACTACCATCTACATTTAATGCTGCAATACCACTTACTTCACCTACTCCAAGTCCTGTGGTAGCACCACTTCTCATATAAATGAAATCATTCTCAGTCCATACTTCCTGTGCATGCACTGTATTCATTGTACCATTAACTGTTAAATCACCAGATAATTGGAGTGATGTACCTTGCAGATCACCTGTAAATGTTCCACCAGATGCTGGTACATAATTGTCAAATTCACTTTCTAATGCATTTAATTCTGTTTCAGTATCACCAGTGTATGTATTAAAGGTGGTTATTTCCAATTTATCATTTTCAAGATTGGTTAAAGTAGTCTGAGTATTCCCTGTATATGTTTCAAATAAAGTAGTATTTAGCTTACTTGTTTGAAGAGATGATATATCAGAGGTATTTGTATCAGTTTGTCCGGAAATGGTATTTAAATCGCTTTCTAAGGCAATTATATCAGTGGTATTTTGCTCTGTATTACCAGAAATAGTATCTATATCACTTTCTAAGGCAATTATATCGGTAGTATTTTGTTCTGTATCACCACTAACTGTGTCTATATCACCCTGTAAAGCTATTAATTCTGTCTCTGTATCCCCTGTATAAGTATCAAAAGCAGATAATGTTATATAATTACCAGTAGTTCCAGTATATGTATTAAATGTTTCCTCATTCAACTTACCATCAAGAGCATTTTGAAGGTCAGTTTGATCAGATAAAGTACCATTTATATTACCCCAAGATGTTGCTCCGGGTGCAGTATATACAATCATTGTATCACCAGAAGTAGTAACAGTTGTACTTCCAGACCCAATTGCATTTGTTAATGTTCCACCAGTATAAATCCATTTAACAGGGTCTGGATTAACAAAAATTTTTATTTCTTCTGGAATTATATTTAAATCTGCCATATTAATTATTTAGTTATTTTATCTTCAATTATAAACATTCCATATAAGAAATCCCTCTTGGAATAATTATTATTTGATAAATACATATCATAATGATAAGTACCTTCACGAATTTTATCCATTGTCTCAGCGTCCAATTTAAGCTCAAATCTTCCATCTGAACCTAAATTGATACTCCCATCCTCTGTGGTAAATTTAAGTTCTACAATTGGAGAATTTGGCTTTCTTTTAACTGCCAGTGTAGCATCATTATATTCATTAAAATCAAAGTTAACATATGTATCACCACTTGATGTTTGCGTGTGAAATCTACGATGGAAATCAGCACCTTTTCTGGCTGTTATATCTAATCTAACTCCTAATCTATCACTTGTTGTTACGCTCATATTTTTTTATGTTAATACTATGTATTTATATTTACAGTTTCTTTCCATTTTCATATTAATAACGACAATTTTTTAATTTAAACAAGACCGAAACTATATTTATCATTAAATTTTGTCGAACGATAATAATCTCTACAGACATAGGTAAATGTATATCCATTTGGATCACCTCTTGAACCAGTATCCTCTTCAAATTCTTCTAAAATAAAAGGAACAGAATAATTGGCAAGCCATTTTTGATTATTACTATCTGTAAAAAACAAAATAATACCATTTGTGCTGAACTCACCAGCAGAATCAAATAAAAAATCATTAATTTGGTTCTGTGTTGTTAAGTTAACCTTTGGTATTGAAAATGTTAGTGTTTTTCTGTAATACAATCCACGTCTATCCTCAACTTCCTCTTCATTATATTCAACATTATCTGGTTGAATATGTCTGAAATCAATAAGAGTATTTGTATTAAATCTTATTGTCCTGTTATCAAAATCAACATAGGTCTGAACAGTATTTGTAGTTCCTGACTGAATAGTTATATCAAGTGGAAACACAATAACACCACCATCACTGTTTCTTGCTGCTATGTTGAAGTCTTTTACACCACCAATTGAGTGACCTTTATGTTCTAATATATTTGTGTATGGCATGTTAACTTATTTTAATTTAAAATGGTCTTAAACCATTACCATTATTATATAATTTTTCTATGTCATATTCATTGAGTTCTCTTGACCAATAACCAATTTCATCAAATAAACCACTAAATAAATAATCATCATACCAAGCATAACCAATAAAAAATCGGTTATTACTATTTATATTTGCTGAATAATTACCCATATAATTATTATTCTTATAAATTTCTAAATTACTACCGTCATAAGTAATAACAAAATGATAGAATTCATTGATGTTCATTGCTCCTAAATCTAATTCTAAACCTTGTTCATATACATATAACCATACTTTATCATCAGTTGTTTTTCTAAAAACATAATCAGTATCAATACCTAACATATCTTCAGGTTCAGTTTTTTGTGAATATGATTCAATCCATATTGATAATGACCATACTAAATTATCAATACTAAAATTAGTATTAGCAGCATCATTAATACGCATACCATCATTTATTAAACCGCTCATCCAAGTAACTGTACCTAAACTTAAAAATGTATTATCATAATAATCTGAACCATTACCATCTAATTTAAAATAAGAATATATACCATCATTCAATGCTTTTGGAGTTGAGGTTGTAATACTCTCACTTATGTATTGACTATCAAGATAATTATTAATAACTCTAAAATCATAAGATGTGTCTGAATTTAGATTTTCATATGTATATGAAGTTGATTGTATTTGAGCAACATCATTCCAAGTACTACCACTATAAATTTGAGTAGTATATGATTCATTAAGTGCAAGAAAATCCCAACTAATAGTTACTGAACTTGTAGTTTTATCATCTACTGTTAAATTATAAGGTGCTTCAGGTTCACTAAATATATAATCATTAATATATTGTTTATCAAGTGCTGTAAGCAATTTATCTGCTGATTTTGTCTTTATTTCAAATGAGTACATATTCTGACCATCTCTTTGACCAGTTTGCTTAGAATAACTCTCTATTGAAGCACCAACTTGATAACCACCAGTCCACCATTGACCCATATTATCCTCAATAATAAATACATATTTATTTTCAAGCAGGTCAGTAAACTCATCAAACCTATCTATTGCTGTAAATGGTACATCGACATTCAAAGTATCTTGGAATGTTATGCCCTGTCTTGTCTTATTGAAGGATTGATTGAGTGACATTGTTCCAAGAACTGGTATTTTGTACCATTGAATGGCATTACCAGATAATGTCTTATATTTATTTATTTTAGATGATATAAATTTAGAGGTATCTTCAACTTCTAAGAAATAATCCTCATCAGATGTTTTCCAGTAATCATAGTCAATGTCAAATGACCAAGGTGTTATAAATAAATTTCTAATACCACCTATTGATGAGACAGGAATTGATTTAATACAAACCTTATCTATTAAATAAATACAACCATCATCTTCAGATACTATTTCACCATAGAAACATCCACCTTTAATTATGTTAGAATAAATAGCATTATCACCACTAAATCCAACATTTGAGTATTCAATTTCAGTTGGTTTTTCTTCTCTATAAATATAAAAAGAATATATTGATGATGCCCCTGAAATAGACCAAGATAATCTACCCCTCTGCACATCAAACGGACCACATTGAATGGGTTTTTCTTTAAAATTATACAGTGATACTGAACTATTCGATGTCTCAATCGGTATCCAGTTAACCTCACATTCACTTAAATTGTAATTATTTAACCCTTTTATTGTTGGAGTTGCTACTATTTTATACCAACCTGATGTTAATCCGGTTATTTTAATAAAATCAGGGTTTATTTCGATTGTTGAATATGTACCACCTGTTGTATTATAAAGAGTAAAATTATATAAATTATTAAAATCTGAATTTATAGTTATTTCAGCATCATTATCTCCACAAGAAGCATCAGTTTTGGAATAATTAGTGCCATCACAAAACTCTACAAGTCTCGGTGGACTAACATATGTAGATTCTGATACATCAGTGTATCCACTAATTGTAGCTTCAAGGTAAAATTCATAGTATCTATTTTCATATAGGTCATAGAACCATGCTGATTCATAATATGTAGGTACAATTTCAACAGAACCACTGTTACCTATATTATCAGACCATTTTAAATATAACTCATCGTAATCATCATAAGTATATTCATTACTCCAAGCAAATTTAGCAATAGTTGGATATAATTTGGTTGTTGTCAGATTTTTAGGTACTGGAAATGGTTCAGTCGTAAATAAATAAGTATCTGAAAAATCACTAACACCATCAATTGTAGCTTCAAGATAAAACCAATGATTTCTATCAGGATGTATCTCATATAACCAATAATACTCATTAGTTGGTGGGTCTATTTCTTCATACCCATCATTACCATAATTATCATACCAATAAAGATATAGACTATCATAAGTATTTTGATTAGACCATTCTAATTTAGCATGTGTAGAATATATTTCACTTGCTGTTAAGTTAATTGGCACTGGAAAATCACTTGTAGTTGAAGTAACAATTTCAGATTCATATTCACTACCAATTCTAACCATTCTAAGCTCATATGTAGTAAAATACTCTAATTTATCAAATGTATATGTCGTAGCATCATTGGCAATTTCCGGTAATTGATTCCAAGTTGTATCACCAGAGATTCTAATTTCAGGACGTATTGAATCACCAAATGGTGGGTCATTTATTTCCCAATCAAGAGTTATAGAATTAAATAAAACAGTACTTGATAAATTAAGAGGTTTAGGGTCTAATGTTGTAAATGTGTTTTCATCTGAATGAGTATAATGTAATGTATTATATGCAACAATTTTAACTTTATATGTTTGTATTGGAGTTAATCCAGTAATGTTATATGATGTTGCTCCAGATGATAAATCAGCTATTTCTATCCAAGTATTACCACTAAAAATTCTAATACTATTACCAGATACATCAGCAGTATTATTATTTACCCAACTTATTGTTGCACCAGTTGTTGTTATACTTGATGTAGTTAATCCAGTTGCTTTATTTGGTTTGGGTGGATTAGATAAAAATATATGAACAATACCATCTGCACCATTACCACCATCAATATAAGAAGTACTATTAATACTTGCTGCACCACCACCACCATCACCATAATTAGTACCATTAGAACCATAACCGTGTGATGTTCTTGTTCCGCCACCTTTAGATACAGTAAATTCGCTATTACCAATAGTGATAGTTCTACTTGAACCACCTGATCCTCCAGAACCAGCAGAACCAGCACCACCTCCACCACCACCACGATTAGATGCACCATTAGCACCATCATGACCATATGGTTCTGTTCCATACGATCCTTTACCATATTCAATACTTATATTAGTAAATCCACCACCGCCACCACCAGAACCATAATCATTTGTTGGTACAGGGGTAGTATAAGAAGCAGTATCATTATAATCATTACCTTGACCACCATTATGACCAGCATTGGCAATTAAATTATAAAAAGAACTATTTTCAGCACCACTACTTCCATCAATACCACCAGAACCAATAATAACATCATAAAGTCCGGGTGTTGGATTATTAATTCTTTTGTGAATTACACCACCAGCACCACCGCCACCACCATAACCATTATCATCATAATCACCTCTGGCAGTACCACCAGCACCACCGCCACCAACAATTAACACATCCATTCTATTATAACCATCTTCTATTTCAAATGAACCATCTGATGTAAATGTCTGTTCTTTGGGGGTTTCTTGATAAAAAACAACTTTAACTGTATTACTTTTTGATGTTAATTCACTATTAATAACATATTTAGCTGTTATATCAAAGAAATCTGTTTTATTTGGAAGTGTACCTGTAAATGTATTACCAATAGTTGTATTAGTTAAATTACCATCAATATACCAATTAACTTGTTCTACATTTGAGCAAAAATTAGTTGTTTTGGCTGTAAATTCTAATGTATCTATATTAGTAGTTTGTGCTTCTATATTTGGTGAGAATGATGCTAATTTAGTTTCACCAAATTTATCATAAGCATCATTATGAGCATAAACCCTGTAAAATCCATCTATATTTGTTTGATCTGTATATATTAAGCTATCACCTTCATATACTGTTTTAACAACATTATATGTACTACCAGTAGTATCCTTCTTTTTTATCTCAATATAATCAACATTAGTCCAATCAGGAGATGTTATTTCAATTTCATTAGTTAAAACATCATTTTTACAAAATTCAGTTAATATAAATGTTGGTATTGCTGGTTCACTTGGTGGCTGTGAATATATTGAAACATTTGCTTCAGCTTCACTTTTTAAAATACCTGCACAATAATCATTTAAATTAATATGATTAAATGTATGACTGTATAATCTCCATTTATATATTGACTCTGGATCATTATCATCATACTCATAAATCCTAGTACCAAAAGGACGACCTTTTATATTATCATTATAATACTTACCTGAACAACTATATGAAAAATTATATAATAAATCACCACCACCAGAATACTTAGTTAAAAAAGTAACACTTAAATTAGGAAATACTCTATCAGGTGCTTCATTAAAAGCACCTACCATAATCTTAGACATAAAATTTTCAACTAATGTATCACAAGTGGTATCTATATACGGTGAAATTTTAAGACTTTGATCACTACCAGTTATGCTAACAGTATCAGTATTTGAATTATATTCAACATCTATACTAATTTGATTATAAAAAGTAACAGCCATATTCTATATCTATTTTTATAATAACGACAAAAAAAAAGAACACCCTTTAATAAAAGGATGTTCCTTTAGTCTAACTTTAAATTTAAATTATGAAAAATCAGAAGAAAATAGAAAAATCTTATGCTCCAAGAGTGTCAACAACACCATCTAAAATTACTGGTGCATAGTTTAATGAACCACCAACAAGTGTTACTGATGCTGCTTGAACATCTCCTTGTGCAGTACCTGTATCATTGGTAACTGCTGTTGCTTCAAGACCTGCTGATTTAGCTTTTTCACCAAATAGCCAATACTTATCGTCTGTTTTTTTAACTATAACAAAGAAAGTTCCAAGAGATAAACTATCAAGTACTTTTTTCTTTTCATGTGTTATATTATTGAATTGTGCATTAATCGTTTGATTAACAAATGAACTTGCACCATTTTCTTGGAGTTCTTCAAGAGCTTGTCCTGTGTCTTTAACGTATTCGAAATCATATAAAGTAGCACCAGAGACAAGTGTCATGCCTGATATAGCACCATCAGCATCATAAGTAATAGTATCCAACTCATCAAAGTTACCTATTTTTAATTCCTTAATTCCGCCAAATGCGTGAGCACATTCTTTTGAAACTCCGGCTGTTAGTAAACAACTCATATTATATTAATTTTATTTTTTTTATTATTATTTTTTAAGAATTTGACCTGAACCTGAAGTGCCACTTCAAGTTAGGTCAAATTAATTCTTTTATTCCTTATAGAAAATTGCTTCACAAGGGTAAGCAATAGAAACGTCAATCTTAGCTTTCATGCCAAATCTTACAGCATCTTCCATAGTGATGTCTCTTTGGTCAATCATCTTCAATTCATTGAAATCAGATACCAAATCAGTACCAATATAGAAGTTTGCTCTCTCACCCATTACAATGTTATTGTCACTTGACAATCCACCTACAGGCTTCAATTCGATTCCATATAATGTTGGATTACCACCTTGTACTGAAGTATTCATTCCCTGTGTCGCAAGGTTCATTTCATATAATGCGAGTGCTTCGTGTGATAAGAAAATTACTAAATCACCTTTAGGTTTTTTCTTAACAGCAGAAGGAAGTGCAGCATATACTTTATTAAGCTCTGTTACAATGTTATCAACTGTAAGTCCGGTTGCAGTAAGAGTATTACCACTACAATTTGCAGTATGTCCTTCTGATAAGATAAGTTCATAACCATCAAATAGGTCTTTAATACCACCAGTTGAACCATCTTCATCACCTTGCCATACAGCTTCTTCAACTTCTTTAGCTGCTTGATTGATATATTCTTCTGTAAGAGCATCAGCTAATTCCTGTGGAAACTGTTCACTATTAGTTCCATCTGCCATATCAGCAGCATCCCACAGTTCATATACCTCATCGAAGCATATCTTTTCATTTATTTTTATCTTTTGAGGTTCTAAAACACCCTCTGAGATTGTTACACCAGAGCTTGGATTAAAATCACAAGAATGAGATTGAACGATGTTGCTTGAAGTAAGTTTCTTCAAGTGTCTTTTGTATTTAACACCAGTTAATACACTAATACCATTAGTTGAAAGCGTTTCCCCGCCTATCAATGCTTGTAGAATATATTTCTTTAATGCATCACCTGTATAACTGCTTGTTACTGATTTAAAAGCCATATTTTTATATTTTTATTTTAAATTATTTTTGTAGTATCTTATTCGTTAAATTAATAACGAAAAATTGATAGCTTGGTGCTTAGTCATCTAAACCCAATCTATGCATTTGATACTCTAAGTTATTTTTAAATTCTTTTTTACTTTTATTATCTACTGTTTTTGATTTAAATTCAGAAAATACTGGTTTAGCTGCAGGTTCTTTTCTTAATTTTTCATTTTCCTGCTTTAATTGTTCAAATTGCTCTACCATTTTTTCAAATTTTAAATCCTTATAGGTATAAGCGAATAGTGTACCAAAGTCGATTTTACCATCGGTTACAAATACTTCAAGAGCATATGTACCATCACTATCTGTTGGTATCATCTCACGAAGAGTCTTGTCCAAGTCAGATTTTTCAGAATTATCCTGAGAATTATTTTCTGAATTATTTTCTTCATTTTCACCTTGCATGTTCTGCTTTTCAGAATTACCTTCAGAATTGGGTTTATCTTCTTCTTTATTTAAACCCTCTTCATTTGAAGTACCTTCTGAATTTTGTGA